GAAAGTGATAGTTCCAAAAGCTACTACACGCAAAAAACCTGCTGCAAAAAAGCCAGCTGCTAAGAAAAAAGTAGCTGCTAAGAAAACTACTAAAAAGGCGAAGTAATGACTACTTCTGGCGTAGCAACATTTAACTTAGATTTAACTGAGTTAATAGAAGAAGCTTTTGAGCGCTGTGGCGCTGAGCTTCGTTCTGGCTATGACATGCGTACCGCGCGCCGCTCTTTGAACTTGCTTACTATTGAGTGGGCAAATAGAGGCATAAATCTTTGGACTATTGAACAAGGCACTATTCCTATGGTGCAAGGGATTAATACATATGATTTACCTACTGATACAATCGACCTACTGGAACACCAAATCCGCACTAATGCGGGCCAGCAAAGTAATCAAACCGATATCACCATCAGTCGCATCAGTGTATCTACCTACTCTACAATCCCTAATAAATTAGCCCAGGGACGCCCTATACAGGTCTGGATTAACCGCCAATCAGGTGCAACATACCCTACTGACCCAACTCCAGATAGAAAGCCTCAAATCACCGTTTGGCCAACCCCAGACCAAGGCACAGCAAATAACCCGTATTACAACTTTGTTTACTGGCGTATGCGCCGTATTCAAGATTCTGGTGGTGGTGTTAATACCCAAGATATACCTTTCCGTTTTTTGACCTGCATGGTGGCAGGACTCGCTTACTATTTATCTATGAAAATTCAAGGTATTGATGCCCAGCGGGTTATAGGCTTAAAGCAGGACTACGAACAACAATTTGATTTAGCAGCACAAGAAGACAGAGAAAAGGCACCGATTAGGTTTATTCCTCGTCAGACATTTTTAGGCGTTAAGTAATGACAACCCAGTTTGCTTCTGGTCGGTTTGCGATTGCCGAGTGCGATAGATGTGGCTTTCGTTACAAACTTGTCACTCTTAAAAAGCTGACGATTAAGACTAAAAATGTTAGCATTAAAGTATGCCCAGAATGTTGGGAAATGGACCAGCCTCAGTTACAATTAGGTATGTACCCGGTCAATGACCCACAGGCTGTACGGGAACCAAGACGAGATAACAGTTACTACCAGTCAGGTACTACTGGATTAGAAACAAATCCTTATACTGGTGGACCTACGCAAAGTGGGTATGGTGTAGCATCAGGTGGTAGTAGGGCAGTACAGTGGGGTTGGAACCCTGTAGGGCAAGGATACGATTATAACGAGACCCCAAATTATTTAGTTGGAGTTGGGCAAGTTGGAACAGTAACAATTAACTAGGAGTAGGAAAATGGCAAGAGGCGATGGTATTGCAAAAAAAGGTATGACCAAAGGTAGAAACTTAGGTGATGATGGTCCAAAAGCAAAAACAATGTCGGCTAATAAAAGTCTTGGCGTATCAAACGACGAGCGTAAAGCTGATGGTATGAACCGTGCTAAGCTGGTTAATCAGTTTGGTTCTATTGATTTAAAAGGCAAAGGAATGTAATCATGGTTGCTCAAGTTAAACCCACAAAAAAGAACAGCCCAGCCGTTAAGGTTGGTAACAACAAAAACACACTGCCTGCTGAAAAGTATGCTATGCCCCATGATATGAGCGGAAACCCCGTATCAGGTGGACTACCTGCAGAATCTACAGAGACCGGCGCTGCTTACATGAACCGCATGAATATTTCTACTGGTACTGTTAGCAAGGGTAACTACCCAGCTACTAAAACCGAAGGCGTTAAGCAACGTGGTTTTGGCGCAGCTACCAAAGGTTATACTTCTAGAGGTCCATTAGCCTAATGAATTACGAAACGCTGTATAACAATATACAAGCCTACGCTGAAAATACTGAACAGCTATTTGTAGCTAGTATCCCTGTATTTATTCAGCAGGCTGAAGACCGTATATACAATAGCGTTAACTTACCTTCATTACGTAAAAATGTTATTGGCACCATAACAGCTAACAATCAATACGTATCTCTACCTTTAGATTGGCTGGCTAATTATTCAATCGCGGTTATTGACTCTTCGGGTAACTACAACTACCTGTTAAACAAAGACGTCAACTTTATCCGTGAAGCATATCCAGCCACAAACGCTATTGGGTTGCCAAAGTACTATTCCTTATTTGGGTCTCAATACAATAATGTGAATGAGATGACTCTGATAATTGGGCCTACCCCAGACCAAAACTACCAAGTGGAAATGCACTATTTCTACTACCCACCAACCATTGTTCAAGGTCAAATTAGCGGCATAGCAGTAACAAACTACGGTACGCTATATACCAATGGTGTATACCAAAATGTTCCTTTAACTGGAGGCTCAGGTGTTAATGCAACTGCTGATATCGTTATCGTTGGAGGCTCAGTCACATCCTGTAGCGTTAAGTTTGGCGGCAATTTTTATGTCGTGGGCGATGTTCTTTCTTGTTCTTCCCTTGGTAGTACTGGTAGCGGCTTTGCTATTGCAGTAACAGCCATTTCAAATGCAAGCGGAACTAGCTGGCTGGGCGATAACTACGACCCGGTTTTGTTCTATGGTGCTATGCGCGAAGCTATGATTTTCATGAAGGGCGAGGCCGATATGGTTAAGTACTATGAAGACAAGTACCAAGAGTCCATGGCACAGCTTAAACGCCTCTCAGATGGTATGGAGCGTGGCGACTTCTACAGAGATGGCCAGCTTAAAATTAATACTGGTGGTAGAGGCTCATAATGGCTATTATTCAAGGGCAGACTACGGTTTTTAAAGTAAATCTTTTATCAGGGTTGGAAAACTTTGCTGTTGGCACCCCATATACCTACAATATCGCCCTTTATACTGGCAACGCTAGCCTTAATAATTCAACAACCGCTTATACAACCGCCAACGAAGTATCTGGTGCAGGTTACACTGCCGGGGGAAAGCCCCTAACCATTACACAAGTGCCCGTAGGCGACACCAATTCAAACACCGCTTATATATCTTTTGCCCCCGTAGTTTGGACAGGAGCTAGCTTTACTGCTAGGTGCGCCTTAATATATAATGGTACAACTAATGCAGCGGTAGCGGTTTTGGATTTTGGTTCGGATAAAACGAACACATCAGCAGGAACTTTTACTGTAACATTCCCAACCCCCACGGCGACAAACGCCATTATTAGAATTAGTTAGGAGCAATTATGCAAAAAGAATTAGCAAGCTGTGGCGATAACGCAGAAATTAGTATGCAAGCTAACGCTATTAAAAACGAGACCCTTGGTGTTGAAGGTCATTGGTACGTTGAGTGCCACGATGCACAAGGTAATTTAAAGTGGACTGAAGAGTTCCCAAATCTGGTAGTTGCTGCTGGTAAGCAGTTAATGCTTGACACCCTGCTAAAAGGCTCTGCATACACAGTTACTGGCCCATATTTAGGTCTAACAAATGCAACTTTAAGCCCAGTTGCCACTGATACTATGACAACTTTGGTTGGTGGTGGTAAAGAGTTTACTGCCTATACAGTTGGCGGCTCTGCTGTTCGTGGTACTGCAGTGTTTGCTTCTTCTACCTCAACTGGCTCTACGCCATCTAACGTAACTTCTTCTACAGCTACTGCAATTACCTACACAATTACTGGTGCTGGTGGTACTGTTTACGGTTGTTTCTTGGTACTAGGTTCAGGTGCTTCTAGCGCACAAAGCAACACTGGCGGTACTTTATATTCTGAAGGTAACTTCTCTGTTGCAAAAACAACTACAGCCGGTGACACTGTTTCAGTTACGTATAGCACAACTGCCACAAGTTAATTAGGAGCCGTATATGGCGTTCTTGGTAAAAGATAGGGTACTAGAGACCGCAAACTCTCCGGGTACCGGAGTAGTAAATTTACTTGGCGCAGTAACAGGATACCAATCTTTTGTTGCGGCACTAGTAACAAGCGGCACGACAACGTATTATTGCATCGCCGACCAATCAGGTAATAACTGGGAGGTTGGCCTTGGCACTTTTACGACCACGTCTGGCAATCAATTAACACGTAATACAGTTTACTCATCATCAAATGCTGGTGGAACAGTTAACTTTAATGCTGGCTTACAAAACGTATTTATTACGTACCCTTCTGAAGAAGCTGTTTTTGTAGACCCGTCAGGCAATACATACGCTCCCAATATTGGCGGCACAACTGCAAGTGCTGGTACTTTTACTAATTTAACGGCTAATACAAGCGCTAGTTTGTCCCCTTCCGGAACGGTAACTGTTAATCCAACTACAGCTGGCACAATCAACAATATGTCGATTGGAGCTACGACACCTAGCACAGGTAAATTTACCAACTTTACGGCATCGGGCACGGCTTCTTTTACTTCGACTGGCGCAGTACTATTACCTGCTGGCTCAACTGCACAAGAACCAGTTAGCCCAACTGAGGGCATGATTCGCTATAACACCGACACTAAACAGTTTGAAGGTTATAGTGAAGTGGCGAGCACACCCGGCTGGTATTCTGTTGGCGGTTCATCAATCAGTAATGATACGGCTTCATCAACAGCGTACTATCCATTATTTGCGCATGCTACATCAGGTACAGCGCAAGTTATTTATACTGCTAACACAGAGTATTTATTTAAGCCTTCTACTGGCGAATTAACAGCAGCTGAAGTTATTGCCGGTAATGGCATTTTTGTAAACAACCAAACAATTTCTATTAGTTATACGATTCCTACAGGCTATTCAGCATCAAGCACAGGCCCTGTAACGATAGCTAGTGGAAAATCAGTAACCGTGCCTTCGGGCAGTAGATGGGTGGTTCTATGAGTTCATTAGTTATCAGTGGAGATACATCAGGGGCAATTACCCTTCAAGCACCTTCAGTTGCAGGTACAAACACATTAACACTCCCCGCCGCTACAGGAACTATTGCACTGACTTCAGGCTCACAAACCTTTACCAACCTTACAGTCACCAATGACGCTTCTATATCAGGTCTTACTGTTGGTAAGGGTGGTGGTGCTTCATTTACTAATGCTGTTTTTGGCACTTATGCTTTTTCTTCAAACACAAGCGGAACTCAAAATACAGCAATAGGTCAGTCTGCTTTAAATGGAAATACAACTGGTGCTGGAAATTCGGCTTTAGGTTCTGGTGCATTAGGTTTTAATACAACAGGCGGTTCAAATACTTCTATTGGTGTTTCTGCTTTATATAACAACACCACCGCATCTAATAACACAGCAGTAGGTTATCAAGCTGGTTATGCCAATACTACTGGCACACCAAATGTGGCTATTGGTACAGGCGCTCTTTATTCTAATACTACTGCTGGATATAATACTGCCGTAGGTTATCAAGCCGCATATTATGGAGTAACAGCAGCGCAATCTACAGCTATTGGTTACCAAGCATTATTTAATAGCACAGCGAGTTTCAATACTGCCGTTGGATATTATGCTTTAGGAAGCAATACAAGCGGTTCTTATAATATTGCAATAGGACAACAAGCCCTTAATGCAAACACCACCGCATCTAATAACACCGCAGTAGGCTATCAATCAGCATATTCAAATACAACAGGCAATTTAACAGCTTTTGGTTATCAATCTTTATATAGCAATACTACTGGTGCTGGTAATGTTGGCATGGGCGTTTATTCTTTGTTTAGCAACTCTACTGGCGGTTCTAATATCGGTATTGGTTTCCAAGCATTAGCAAACAACACCACCGCTTCTAATAACACAGCAGTAGGTTATCAAGCTGGATATAGTAATACTACAGGTGGTGTAGATGCTTTTGGTTATCGTGCATTGTATTCCAATACTACAGGTGGCGGTAATGCCGCATTTGGCATCCAATCCTTGACTACCAACACAACTGGCAGTGGCAATATTGCTATGGGACAAAGTGCGTTGCAAAATAATTCTACTGGTGGAAATAACACTGGAATTGGTTATAACGCTTTACAAAACAACACCACCGCCAATAACAACACCGCAGTAGGTTATCAAGCAGGGTATAGTCAAAGCACAGCCCCCGGAAATACATTTGTTGGTGCTACTGCTGGATATGCTGCTACAAGTGCTAATGGATATAACACCTTTATTGGTACTGGTGCTGGAACAAGCGTAACTACTGGTTATTACAATACTATTCTTGGTGGCTACAACGGCAATCAAGGCGGTCTAGACATCCGCACATCAAGTAACTACATTGTGTTATCTGATGGTAATGGTAATCCTAGGGGTGTGTTTGATGGTAGTGGTAACTTTGCTGTTGGAAGCACAACTTTTTCTGGAGCACCTACAACTGGCACTGTTTTATGGCAAAACTATGGAGCAGTATTTTCTGGTCACTCATCAGGAACAGCAAGTGGAACGCCTTATGCACAATTTTCATACAATGGTTCTGTAATTGGGTCAATTTTACAAAATGGTACTACTGCTGTAGCATTTAATACAACTTCTGATTATCGTTTAAAAAATAATGTAGTGCCAATTCAAAACGCTTTAGCTACTGTAGAAGCCCTTAATCCAGTTAGCTTTACTTGGACAGATGGTCGTAAAGACGATGGCTTTTTGGCGCATGAAATTCAAGCTGTTATCCCTAATTGCGTAACTGGCGAAAAAGATGCGGTAAATGAAGATGGTACACCTAAATATCAACAAATGGATAATAGCGGTGTAATCCCATTCCTCGTTAAAGCAATTCAAGAACTCAACACCTTAGTAACAACCCAAGCAGCCGAAATTGCGGCACTCAAAGCTAAAGTAGGAGCTTAACACATGGCATCAATTCTCAGTGCAGGAACATCTTCTGGCACAGCACTAAACCTCACTGGCGACACTAGCGGCATCCTCCAGCTCGCAAGCAATAACGGCACTGTGGGTTTGACGATGGATACAAGTCAAAACATTGGTATTGGTACTACTAGTCCTCAAGCACCACTTCAAGTATCAGGTAGTATTAGTAGCGCGCCATCAGGAACAGGTGTATTCATGGGCGTTGATTCCGCAAGCTATGGTGTTATTCAATTAAATAGCCCAAATAGCACTACTGGCGGTTCATACATTGACTTTTCGTATTCAGGTGCAGATAGATTAGGTCGTATTTATTATGATACGCCTACTAACTATATGATGTTTCAAACCAATACTGTAGAACGGATGCGTATTACTTCTAGTGGTAATGTAGGTATTGGTACAACTAGCCCAACAAATCAATTAACAGTTGCTAATGCAAGTTCATATTGCAATATTGATTTAACTCCTGCCTCTGGATTTAATGGTGGTCTTAATGTAAAGCCCGGTGGCACTCTGTTAGCCGCTATTGGAACATTAGGAAACTATACTGGTGGTTCTGTAACAGATGCAGCCGTTTATGCTGGAAACAATTTAGCATTTTTAACTGGTGGTGCTACAGAACGGATGCGTATTGACTCTAGTGGTAACGTTTTAATTGGCACTACTACTTCAGCTACGTATAAACTTAATGTAAACAGTAACGTAGGATGTAAAGGTG